AAAAAACATAGTCAAGTTTTTTTTCAGAAAAAAAAAGTTATAGACAAAAAAAGCACGAAATGATAAATCTAGTTCAACCCTATATATAAGGAGACTGACATGGAGACAAAAAAGAATGGACTTGCTCTTAAAGATGAGTTGAGTCAACAAGTTATGAAGCGCAGGGATATAACAGCAACAGCAAAGTTAATCTTGATTGCAATCCTCAGCCGAGTTGACTGGACCACTTGGAAGAGTTCAACAAGTTATAAGATAGTTTCTCAAAGAGACTTAGCGGACCTTGCAGGCACTAACTACAAGACTGTTTCAAAGTGCATGGAACAGCTTGAAAAGCTCAAGCTTATTGAGCGTGATGTCTTCCAAAGCACCAAGACCACAGCATCACCAATAAAGGTCAATATTGAATTGATCCAGGCTTATGAGCCAAAAAAGATCAAACGGTATAAGCGCTCGGAGACAAAGAAATCAAAGCCTACCTTTAAGGCTGAAGAGGTCCAAAGACTATCAGCAGGTGATAACCAGAGACTATCAGCGGGTGATAACCAAAGACTATCAGCAGGTGATAACCAAAGACTATCAGCAGGTGATAACCAAAAGGTATCACTATCAATAGATAACAATAATAGATCAATATATTCTCAATATATAAACCCATCACTTGGCCAAGAGTGTATTAAGGATTCTGCTTATAATGGAAGCGAGAATCATTGGGGAGTTCCTGATGAAGAGCTATGGGGAGATCATTTACAGAATGATCTTTTAAATGTTATTCCTCAAAACACTGACACCAAAAACAAGGACTAATTATGAAAAGCTTAGCGAGTGAAGTTGGCAAGATAACTCACTATCTAGATGAGTTGAAACGATTAAGAGCAGAGATGCCAAAGGCTCAAAAGCCAAAAGTTACTTATCAAGATTTTCGACATCTTAATCATGATAATCTTGAGGATCACGACATGATCCACCCTGCTTCAGCCTACTTCAAAACTAAATCAATCCCATACTGTGGACGATGTGGCGAGGGCTTCATCTATTCAGTCTGTGAGCTTGGTAATCGAACAGCTACTATCTGTAAGTATTGTGAGCGACCAAGGCGAAGACTTAAGAAGCTCAATGACCTCCAACTTCCCTTTGATGCGATTGGAATGCATCTAGGTCTCTATGAGTTCGATAGTGAATACCAGTTCAACGCTGTGAAGAACTTGGTAGCATGGATGAATACACCAAAAGATCAAAGGAGTGATGTATCTCCAAGTATCTATCTTTGGGGATCTCCTGGGAATGGAAAGACTTCTCTGCTTTATGCCTTGGCTAAGCAAGCCGTATTCTCTGATCATCGAGTAATGTTTACAACTCATACTCAATTGATTGACCAAATCAAGCGAACCTTTAAAGGCAAAGATGACAATCCATTGGACCGATGGTTGGCTAAGACTGACTTACTCTTGTTTGATGAGTTCGGAGGTATCGGTGGAGGTGCCAATATGACTGATTGGTTCAAAGCTACAACCATCGACATCATACAAAGGATCTATGAGCGTTGGGCCGCAGGTAAGCTAAGCATAGTTATGACCACTAACTTGACTCCTGATGAGTTATTCAATCGAGCGCTAAACAGGAATAAAGCAGGAGCCTCCAGGCTTCAAGCGATCTTTAACAAGCCAATTTACATGCAAGGTCGAGACAGACGAGCTGATAATGGCAACCTCTCAGAGTGGGGAGTAAATTAGTTATTGCAAGCTTAAAAGCTTTGTGTCTTAATCATTGGTCTAGTCTAATCACTCAATTTAACTTTTTATTTATTTCAAACACAGTGTTTTAAAACACAGACTTTTGAATGGTGTGAAGTTGCCCGGTATAAGAATGAGACAAAAACCGAGTGATTAGACTTTTTTTATTTCCCTGTTGCTTTTTCTGTTTACTTACCGTTTACATAGTAGACAAAGGAGGCAGTTATGGAAAATAAACCAATGTCGTTTCGAATCAGTGTAGAACTTAGGAAGCAACTCGAAAGCATCGCTAAAGATGAAAAGAGAGCTACTTCCAACGTTGCACGAATCTTGATGGAGATTGGCCTTGATGAATATAGAAAAGCTAAAACTAGAGCTGGAACAGGCTCAAACTTACTTCAACTTTTGGACAGAAAATAGACATCTTCCAACAGCTGCTCAAAGTGCTGACTACTTCGCTAGTAGACTAGCCAAGCTTAGAAAAGAGATCGAGAATGCCAACGCCATCAATCAATCGGATTCAAATCATCGGGACAGTCGAGGGACTTCCACAAATGAAGCAAACGAATAACTCCAACTACCTGGAGGTAAAGATCAAGACTGTTGATCCTTATGTGAGCAAATCAGGAGCTAAAGAAACGATTGAGATCCACGAAGTGAGAATCTATGGCCAATCAGCTAGCTTTAACTTCGACATGCTTGGAGCTAATGACATTGTATATGTTGAGGGAGCGCTGAGAAGCTATGAGAGAAGATTCTATATCCGTTCAAAACTAACTAGGCTTTTAGCCAAATCTAATGAAGCTCCAAACGTTTATCCACAAAGAAAAGTTTAAGTATAGCAATGTTAAATGAGCATAAGATCAAGATGCTTGCTATCCAATACAAGCTCTTAGGATTCACTAATAAAGAGATAGCAGACACTTTCAATAAGCAAGGTCTTCTCACTCCACATCGAAAGCGACCATTTAAGGAAGCCACCATTCAACTAATGACAGCAGGATTAAAGGACCAAAGAGGAAAGCGCAATGCTTGGTCTAAGAGGAATGAAGATGAGTAAGATTTATAGAGAGGGAAATGGAACAGCAACACTAATCGACTTCATGGGAAGTGATAAGCGAGTGGTTGACTCGGCAAGAGTAAGCTTTTTAAAAGATGATGTGACTAATACTAAGCTTACTGAGAGAGATAAGAAACTCATTAAGTTTTTATCTGCTCATGGCCATACTTCACCTTTTGAGCATTGTGTGGCGACTTTCCTCTTGGTTGTTCCAATCTTTGTGAGATCTCAGATCATGAGACATCGAACTTTTTCATATAACGAAGTCAGTAGGAGATACACTTCAGAGAAGATAGAGTTTTGGAAGCCTAATGAGATTAGAGGACAGGCTCAAGATAATCTCCAATGCTCGGAGGGAGTCTTGGAAGAAACGGATGCAAACAGCATCTTTCAACTTGCCACTGAGTTTTCTTGGGCTTCATACAAGCAGCTACTTGAAGCAGGAGTCTCAAGAGAAATGGCGAGAAGCGTACTCCCTCAAGGTACTTATACGACTTTTTACATGACAGGTAATCTCCACAATTGGATCAAGTTCATCAAGCTTAGAGATCATGATCATGCTCAACCAGAGACAAGAGACATCGCTCAACAGATCAAACAAAAGCTTGAAGTATGTTTTCCTAACTCGATGGAAGCTTTCTTTAAAGAACTTGGAGTATAATATGAGTGATGCTGAATGGCTTGATAGCTTAGCAATACATTGGCTAACTACACAGACACCGCCAAAAGTTGGCCGACCTATTCAAAGGATTAAACCTAAGAAACTGACTCAAATCTATAGATTAATGAGTAGAGGTTTGACTCTACAACAGACAGCTAAAAAAGTGATGATATCACGGTCTACTTTGCACAAGGTACTAGCAGACTCTAAGCACCCAGACTCAGCACAACTAAATGAAGCTGTAAGACGTGGTAGATTAAACGCTAAAAATCCTATTGGTGAACATATTGCTGAGTTGAGTCTTGAGTTGATGGAAACAAGACCAAAGCCTATTGATCGTAAAGAGTTAATAGAGCTAGGAATTAAGTTTGCTGATGGGTTGAAAAAAATAGGAATTGATAAGCTCAAATAAAAAATAAAATAATTAGGTTAACAATTAACACTAAGGACTATCCATGAGTTTAGAAAAGCTAAAAGAGTTTATCCTCCAACTTAATGAGCGAGGCTTCTCTATTAATGAGATTCAAAAAGCGGTTATCACAAATCATAATATGGTTCTATGTTTGGAAGATGTTCAAGGCTTGCTTGATGAGGCTAAATCCGCACAAACCGCACAAAAACACGCGCGCGCAAGGGAGGAGAAAGTTTTAAGCGCTCTTTGTGAGATTAAAAAGCGCTTAGTTGAGACTGACTGTTCACCACTCCACAAAGAAAGTGAAGCGCTTTACCGAACTATATGGACAGCGATTGGAGATCATTATGGCTGGAACAAAGAAGAAGACCTCGAAGACACCCAAGACCAAGCGCAAGACTAAAGCCCAAATAGAGCGAGAGAAAAAGCGACAGCTTCTTCTTGATAATCTTAGATTTGGAATGTCGGTTGATGCTGCTTGCTCTCAAGCTGGTGTAGGTAGACGCACTCACTATGAATGGATTGAAAAAGATGAAGCTTATGCTCAAGAGGTTGAGTGTGCTGTTGGGTATAGCGAAGCGGTCATGCTTTCACGTCTTGATAAGTGCATAGATGATAAAATGGATTGGAGAGGTTGGGCTTGGAGATTGTCCAAGCGTTTCCCTGATAAGTATGGCGACCTTAAGACTCTTGATCTTAATGTATCCAAACAATCCGATGGATCAGAGGAAGTCCTCAGCATGATGAAACAGCTTGAGGCACAAGTCCAAAATAAGGAAAGGCTAGCAATACCTCCGAGGGAGAACACCGAGGAAAGCTAGCCCATCACTGACATCGAATAGAATGACAAGTTCTAATCAAGAGAGAGATTAAAACATATCATGGCCGAAATCAAACTAAATCCTTTACAGCTTGAAATCATCAAAAGGATCACTCGAAAAGATAAAGTAATCTCGGCTCGATGTGGTTGGGGGTCTGGTAAGACGAGCGCTCTTGTGTTCTCCATCTTGTACCTCTCCAAGACTCGACCTGGTACTTCATCGCTCTTGGTCACCGATACCACTCCACGCTATAATTCTGTTTTAATGCCTGAGATGGAGAAGTGGCTTGCACCACTTGGTTGGACATATAACCACACGATGAAACAATGGACAGACAGACATACAGGGAGTCAAGTTTGGTGTCGATCCTACTTTCGACCAGGCACAAGAGAGGCCACACACAATCCTCTTGAGGGTCTTAACGTTACAAGCGGAGTATGCTTGATTGATGAATGTCAGACCTTAAGCCAAGAAGTAGCTCACAAAGCTCTTGGACGTTTAAGAGCAGGCCCAAGTCCTATCCTCATCTTAGTCGGTCTTCCTGTGGTTGATGCTTGGTGGGTCAACATGGCTGAGAGTCAAAACATCGCTCCGCTATTCTTTAGCTCTTATGTCAACCAGGATAATCTCGCTGATGAATGGTTTGAGGCTACCAAGATGCTCCCACCTGATGAGCGGGAAGCGATGATCATGAACAAGCCAAAGCCTCCAACGGGTTTGATATATTCTGAGTTCACCGAGACAAGCCATATCGTTAAAGGTTGGCAGTATAAAGAGAGCATGACAGGGAGAATTGCTATCGATTGGGGTTTTAGGAAGCCAAGTGTTTTAATCCTTGCTTATGATGATGAGCTTCAAGCCTCGGTTATCTGTCATGAGATCAATCCAAAAGAAGTCACGACTCAACAGCTCACAACTCTAATCTTAGCTATAGCTTGGCCAAGGTCACTCAAAGATCAAGCTCCAGGTCCTCGGATATGGTTGGACACTGGAGTGGCTGACAAGGCAGGGAAAGCAAGGAATGATCAGACAGGCCAAAGCGCTTTCCGAGTAATGAGGCAACCACCGCCAAGAGGGCTTGGAGTTCCACTGAGGCACACCACAGACCCGATCAAAGTTGATATACTTAATGGAGTCCAAAGATTAAAGCGAGCATTCAACTCCAAGCGCTATCTGATCACCGAGGAAGTTTGGAGTAAAGGTGAGAGAGTAAGTGGAAACAGCATAAGAAAAGCTATCCTCTCTTATGCTTGGGATAACAAGGAGCAACCCAAAAAAGATGGAAGAGAAGATCCTCTTGACGCTCTCCGCTATGACTGCATAACATTTAATTGGAATGAAAGCGCACTTGATCAGAAGTATAAACCAAGACGCTCGGCAGGTGTAAGGAGCAGGAAAGTTAATGTTGGAGGATCAAAGACAAGGAGCTTTTAATGGAGTTTATTGAGACAAAGTTAGCTATTGTTCTGCTTGACTTGATAGGCTCAACCAGGTTTGTCCAATCCGTTGGCGCTATGAAGTCCGCTATGTGGCTTCAATACCATGATCGGCTTGCTCGATCTTTGATCTATAAGTTCAACGGGAGGGAGATAGATCGCTCTGATGGATTCCTCCTAAGCTTTGAGCGTCCAATAGATGCAGTCAACTTCGCTCTGACTTATCAGGAAACAATCCCACCTAAGACTAAACTTGGTTGTAGGATCGGGATTCATTGGGGAGTAGTGGTTGAAGTCAAGCAAAGTGAGATCTATACGATGACAGGAGCGAAGTCCGTTGAGCTTGAGGGAGTAGCTAAGAACATCTCGGCCCGTACCATGTCACTTTGTCAAGCAGGTCAAGTCCTCCTAACCAAGGAAGCTATGACAGCCATTAAAGGTCGAACTAATAGCTTTACTCCCAAAGGTACAAGATACGCTTGTGTTGGTGAGTACAGGTTCAAGGGAGTCAAAGAGACACAAATCATCTATGCAGTTGGTTCAACCATTGAAAGCTTGCAACCACCACCAGGAAGCGACAAGGTGAAAAGGCTAGGCGGTCCAAAAAAGATCCGAAGTAGAATGAGAGATCGAAAGTTGAAAGAATGGATTGCTTGGTTCTTGGTGAGGTATTGCTTAATCCTTACTCTCTATGTGATCTCTACTTCAGTTCCTATCCTAATTGACCCAACACTCAGAAAGCTCAATGGAGTTGATGACCTGTTTTATTGGATAGATTATATTGTGGAGTTTATAGCAATGTTTTTAGGTGGTGTACTATGAATGCAGTTGAAGACAGGCAAGAGGCCAAAGAGTTCTCCAAGGATATAAAGGCAAGGCGTGGATGGTGGTTCTCGGTGATGTTTCTTATTCTCATTGTTGGCCTTATCTTGTTTCTAACTTACGTCAAGATTGTCGATGAGAATCGAGATGTCTTGGTGGGAATCCTTGGTGTGATCACTGGTTCAATCTCAAGCATGGTGGCTATCGCTTCGGGTCGTGATCCATCGGAAGTGGAAGAACTTAAAGACAAGCTAGCGAGCGCCAATGCAGACAGAGAAGCTTTGATCGCTCGGCTTAGAGATGCACAAATCCAAATGCAACTTAAGACCGACCAACTCATGGAGCTACAAGGAGCAGTCATTGACAAGCTCTCCATGTTCAGTGGTGAGAAGCCGATCAAGACCAAGTCCATAGATCAAGTAATTTTAGATCCTACGGTTGAGGAATGGATACCTAAAAACTAGTTGAAGTTTAAATCAAGCCACTTTATATATGTTTTGTCATGTTGAACAAACGGACAAATGAAGAGAGGTCACCGTACTAAGGCGGTGGCCTTTTTTTCTATGTAGAGAAAACACTTGATTTTATACTGAACAAGCTTTTATTGATAAATAAGTGTCTAGTGTTTATATTGTTTGTAAGCACCAATAGATCAAGGGGCGCTGATGAGCAACGAAGAAATAAAAGAACGCTCTCCGAAGCATTTAAGAGCGCTTACGCCTAGATTTGTCACCAAAGGCATAACAGGCACTCAATTAAGTGGTGGAGTCATCACAGGCAAGGAACAGAATCCCAAGCTAACTGGACTTAATTGGGTCAATGAAGCTGAAGAGATGGTAAGAACTGATCCAATTGTTCGTCGATCTTGGCACATGCTCCGCCAAACTTTGCTCTCTGCTACATGGCGCTTTGTGCCTGGAATAGAGAATGATCCTGTCGCTGATGAGTTGGCAAGATTTGCAAATGAATGTTGGGGCTTCGATGGTTATGCAGGCCAAATGACGATCTCTTGGGAAGATCAATTGGCTTATTTATTTGAGTTCGTTCCTCTTGGTTATCGCTACGCTGAAGAAATATATCGAGTAGGTCCAGACAGCCAAGGCAAGATAAAGGTATGGCTTGATCACTATGCAGATCGTGAGCCAAGTGCTCACAACCGTTGGCTAAGTCGAGACAGTCAACATCTTGATGGTGTCCTCCAAAATACAGTTGGCACAACTTACACTCCCGAGCCGATACCCGCTAACAAGCTCCTATTACTTACACTCAATAAGACCGGCTCAAACTTTGAGGGCGTTGGAATGCTCCGTCCTGTTTGGTGGTGGTGGCGGACTAAACAGAGAGTATCAAACTTGATGTGTGTTGGTCTTGATCGGTGGGCTGTACCAACTCCCAAGGTTAAAGTAGACAGATCACAAGCCGAGGCTCTTGGTCTTAGTGATGGTGATATTGATGCCATGATTGAAGATGCTGAAGCGCAAGCCCAAAGCTTTATCAGTGCCGAGCAATCCTATCTTGTAGAGAATAGTGCTGTTAGTTTTGATACTTATGCAAGTCAGCCGAATCTATATGCAAGTGGACCAATCGAGATCATAGCCAAGTGTGACTCTCAAATAGCTTCCGCTTTCCTTACTCAGTTTGCAGATCTTGGAAACACTGAAACAGGAGCGAGATCCGTTGGAGAGATCCATCTCTCAGTCTTTAGACGCTCGGCTATAAACCTTTGTGATCTAGTAGCAAGTCAAGTAAGTGGTGTTGATCGACGTGGTGGTGGAACTATTGGACGTTTAATCCGTTGGAATTATGGTTTAGTCGATCCCTCCAAGCTTCCAAAATTAACTCACACAGGTCTTGATACTGATGACTTGGCCGAGTCATTAGGAATGCTTCCAGGTCTTGTCCAGTCTGGTCTTCTGACTCCTGATGATGAGTTGGAAAGAGCGATCCGAGAGAGGCTTGGAGCAGGTGATCTTCCCGAAGATGCACAACGCTCGGCATTAGAGAGGACAAGCGCTGTCAAAGGTGGTGGCGCTTTAGCTTCTCTTACTGAGCAGTTGATCCAAAGGAGGCGTAAGAATGGCTAAAGAAAAAACTCAAGCTCAGACTCCAGCTCCTAAAAAAGACCGAATTAAGGGAAGCGCTAAGAATCCCAAGGGGAGCGCAAGCGGAGCAAGGGGAGGAATCAAGATAAGTGACCAAGCGGTCAAGAGTCTTGAGAACATGAGAGATAAGCACAATGACCGATACAAGGCCAAATCTAAAAAGGTAGATATGGGAACGCTTAAAGCGGTCTTTAGACGTGGAGCAGGTGCTTTCTCTGTCAGCCATCGTCCAGGTATGAACCGAACTCAATGGGCGCTCGCTCGGGTTCGAACTTTCCTCAAGTTGGTTGGAACAGGCCAAAGGAAAAAAGCTTACACCACAGATCTTGACTTGCTCCCCAAAGGCCACCCCCAAAGGACCGAGAAAGAAGCCAAAGCAGAGACACTCGCTCCTAAGAAGTATGATCATATTGACTTTACTCCACCACAGGGAGCACAAGAGGCAGCCAAGCGAGCGCTTGAAGTTCGTGCTGATAAACCACCAAGTCAAAGAGGAATGACTCCCGTTGGCATCGCTAGAGCTAGAGATCTAGCCAACGGTCAAAGCCTTTCACCGGACACAGTCCGAAGAATGCTTAATTATTTCACAAGGCATGAAGTGGATAAAAAAGGTTCCACGTGGAACATGCAAGGGAAAGGCTGGCAAGCTTGGAATGGTTGGGGAGGTGATGCCGGCTTCTCTTGGGCTAGAAAGGTAGTCAAACAAATGAACACAGCAGACAAGAAAAGCACAGCGCTCCGAGCTTATGGAGAAGCTGTTCAAATCAGTTTTAACGAACCAAGCTATGATATTCCCGATGGACTCACCATTGGCCGACCATTCAAGACTTTGGCTCTTGGTCAAGTCTCTTCTCGTATGAGTGGCGACGCTGTTGGAAAAGAGATTGATGAAGATCTACTCCAAGAGATGGTCCGAGTCTTTAATGAGCGAAAACAGAATGATCCTGTGATCATTGATTGGCAACATGCTACATCACCATTCCAAGGCGGAACTCCTGCGCCACCCGAAAGCGGAAACGCTCTTGGATTAATTGTTGAATTAGATCTTCGTGAAGATGGCCTCTATGCTACTCCCGCTTATAACGAGAGAGGATTGGAAGTGGTCAAGAATGCTGGAGGCGTTCTTTGGTCAAGTCCTGAGTTCCTCAATGGAGAAGTATTCTCAAGAGATGGAGGATCGAAGATTGGCAATGCTCAACTTTTAGCTATTACACTCACCCCAAGACCTGCTCAATCACACGACAAGATTGAAAGGGTTACCTTAAACGAAAGGACAACCTTAATGGATAACATTGAGACTATGTCTGTTGAAGAACTCCGTCAAATGCTTGTCGCTAAAGATGAGATGGTGAAAGAACTTGAACAGAAAATTAAAGGCATGATGACCGAGTCTGAGGCTTCTATGAACAAAGAAGATGAAGACAAAAAAGAAGAGATGGCCGAGCACTCTGACAAAGAAGAGAAAAAGGCCGAGCACTATGAGAAAAAAGAAGAAGATGAAAAGGACAACAAGATGAGCGAGCAAGTTCAACTAAGTGAGTCTACACTTCTAAACGAGGTTCAAGCACTTCGTGAGAACAACGCTAAACTCTCAGAGCGTATCGAAGCAATCGAAGCAGAGAAAAAAGAAGTTGAGAAGCGTGAAGCTATCAACACTCTTTTGAATGAGGGTAAGATCACTCCGAGCGAGGCTGTAGTTGCAGGTAAAGCTTTTGAGCTTCGTGAGATCCAAGGAGAGTTCTGGACTATGTTCTCTGAGCGACCATCGAACAGCGCTATCCCTCTTGTAGAGGTTGGCCATGGTGCGAGTGGTGAAGAAATTAGCCGAGCCACTTTAGATGCTAAGATCCGAGAGACTGCCAAAGAGAAAAGCATGAGCTACTCAGAGGCTCTAAACTATATCCAAAAAAATCAAACTGATTTCTACACCAAAGCTATGGAGGCTTAATCATGGCTAACACAGACAATATCATTACTCTAGTGGCTTCTGAAGCTATCACCGAGTTTGCTCTCGTTTCTGTTGATGTTAACGGCAAAGCAGAGATTACAACAGCGTCAACAGAAAACAACTGCGTAGGCGTAGCTCAAAGAGCTTGTTCAACTGGTGAGGTTGTGGAAGTCGTGACTTTCGGTATCACTCGCGCAATCGCAGGTGGAAACATCGCTCCTGCTACTATGAATCTTTTAATGGCTACAACAGCAGGCAAGCTCATCGCTTTTGATGGAGCTACTAGCAAATACGCTGTTGCTCGTATGCTTCCAAACATCAATCAAGCTTCTGCTAGTGATGGCGACCAAATTAAGGTTGTGTTCACTGGTCCAAGTAATCTTACAGCAATCAGCTAAGGAGTAAATCATGGCTTCATCATATAGCAATCTACATCCAGTAGACCAAATCCTTACTAGCCTTGTAAATGAGGCAGTTCCATCGGATAACCAGCTTATCGCTGATAAGGTATTCGAAACCATCAAAATCCCTGAGCGTTCAGGCACTCTACTTTTAGAAGAAAGCCGAAACTTTATGGGAGCAGGTGCAGGACTCGATCTTGAAAGAGCACCAGGCTCAAGCCGAGCGACCATTGGTGGCTTTGATCGTTCTAGTCAAACTTACAAAGCCAAGATCTATGGCGCTTCTGACTCCATCGCTATGGAAGACATCTTCGATAGCCAATACCCTGGAAGCGAAGAAGCTCGCATCGCTAAGAAAGTAAGCCGAGTAGTCAAGCTTGCTCGTGAGAAGCGCGCGGCGGATCTCCTTTTCGGTACTGCAAATTTCAATGATGCTGACTGCGGAGTGACTTTTGGTGAGAAGTTTAATGCAGTAGGAGCGCAACCTTTAAGCCACTTACACAGCCTTAAAGATACAGTATTTACCAATGCTCATGGTATCAATCCAGATACTTTAGTTTTTGGCCGTGCTTTATTCCGAGAACTTGCAAGAAATCCCGAAGTTCGCGGTTATGTTGGTAGCTCGGGTCAAGGCATTGCAAGCGGTAACCTTATTCTCAATGATGAGGCTGTGATATCTGTGCTTCGTGATGTTCTTGGCATTCCTAACATCTATGTTGGTCAAGCTCTTCAAGACACTGCGGTTCCAGGTGCAACTTCAAGCGAATCACCTATCTGGACTGATGATGTCCTATTTATGGGTATTCTTCGAGGTTCAGATGCCATTGTACAAAAGAGCGGTAATATTAAAGGAATGCCTGTTGGGGCGCTTAACCTTAGCTTTACTGATATGGTTGCGGGTCAATATGATTCTTTGGACCGTACTCGTCGCTATGTTTATGCAGAAGAAGTAGGTACTTTTCACGCGGTTGATTCTTCTCTTGGTTTCATCTTGACCGATTGTCTATAAGATATGTTTTGTTCTTGTGGTCAACCTCTTCTCCTATCGGAGAAAGAAGACGCTGATAAAATAGCAGTTGAAGACATGACCCGACAGGCCAAGAGTCAGTCAGGTCCGTTGGCCACATTGACAAAGGCAAGAGTAGACCAACTCAAAGCTGAGATTTCAGCTGAGAGGGCTTTTGCTTCCACTCTTAGGAAAGCAAGAGCGCAACTATTGGAGACAGTGGAGACAGCTATCACAGCAAGCAATCCATTGACTCTCCTAAATCTAACAGACGAACAGCTTCTTGAATTTATCTTACAAGGTGGTCTCGGACTTGCTGTTGATGAGTTCATAGAGCAACAAGAAGCTATAAAAGAGACTGTTGAAAAAGCACTCAAAGCAGTTCAACCCAACTTTGGATTTAACTCTATAGCGCCACAACTTGACACCATACAAGCTACAACAGCTCAAGCGGTCTTTGATGAGGTAATTATCCCATCATTTAAGACAAGCATTAATCAATCTTTAAGAGATCTCTTAGTGGACATACCTCCTAATATTGTCATGAGTAACTTGGAAGCGAGTCTTAAGCGCTCTGAGGGAACACAGTTGACACAGGTCAAAACAATGATCTCACAATATGGTCGAAGCATTACAGCAGTGGCGAGTGAAGTAGCAGGACTCGACCATTATTTATATACAGGGCCAAGAGATGGAATTACTAGGCCATTCTGTCGAGCTTTGATAAACTTAGTTGTCAATGACAAACAAATGAGAAGACTTAATAATGGTCAGGGTCTAAGTGTTATCACTTCAGGTGGTGGCTATAACTGCCGACACAGTTGGAGTCCAGTAACCGAGGGCTTTATAGAAGTGGCCAACCTTACCAAGGCCAAACAAGCCGATATAAACAAAGCAAACAGGAGCGCCAAAAGATGAGAAAAGCGATTACAGGCCAAAACTATCTTTATGAATGGAACGCTCCAACGCCATTGAGCACAGCGCCAACTTTGGTGGTTAAAGGTGGATCATCGGCCTTTAGTGAGGTCATGACCCAAAGCCGAACAGACTTGACAGTCACTTCAATCGCAAGCGACCGAAGAACCTTGACTTTAAGTACTAGCGCTATCTCTCTCCATAGAGATCAAGCTAAGGGTTTTTTGGTGACTGATGGAGACACTTGGTTTTCAGTGACTATCTCAAGAGTGGTTGGAACTACTGCTATTCTTGCCGAGCCACTCCCAAGAGAGATCGACTTGACTACAAGCGCAACCCTGGTCTTCTCCATGTACTATGTGACTGTCACAAGTTTAGCGGTAACAGGAGTTAGCGGTTACTATCCTTATGAGCTTAGTTACTCGGCAGACCTAGGAAGCCAAAACCACACTAAGCTTGAGAAAGGTATCATTAAGGCCACACCAAGACCTTTTGATACTGGACTGGATCATGATGAGCTTGTGGCTACTTTTGCCAACCTTGCCGACATGATCCCAAGGAGACAGAGCGACTTCCAACCGCAGATCAAAGCAAGCCTAGACGAGATCGCTTTAATGATCAGAAATGTGATCTCCTCCAATGATGACATAACAGAAGACGAAGTATTCAATGCAGAGTCTTTTAAGCTTGCTCATGCTTATTGTACAGCTTCTCGAATCTATGAGCTAAATCTTCAGCTTGATGCTAGCGAGGCCATGAGAACGAGATGCCATGAGCTTCTTGATTCTGCTTTGGGTTCGGTGGCTTTGGATCTTGATGGTGATGGCATTGTGGACAGTGGTGAAGAGAACCTATCTCGAAAAGGTGGAAGTCCTTCCGACTTTCGAGCAAGTTGGAGATCTTACAGCAAAAACTCGAATGATGCTTTCTTCACTCCCAAGAGAGGAATGAGGCACTAATGGCAGTTAGAGTTAATTTAAATTTACCAAGAAGTTTATGGACTGCGAGAGATTCAATGGGAGTGGCCTTGAATACTGTTGCATCTATAAAGCTAAGAACTAGCGAGGGTAAAGACGCAAATGACCAACCTTTTAAAGGTTACTCAACTCGACCAATATACATCACAAAAAAAGGCGCTAGATTAAAGCCAAAAGGTGGACGGCCATCTAGAACAGGCAAAAGTATATTTTATGCAGGTGGCTACAAACAATATAAAAAAGATAGTAGAAGAAGAGGTGGGGTTGGAGATAGCGCTGAAGTTGATTTGGTTTTAAGTGGAAATATGCTTAATAACTTTGTTGTAAAGCAAGCCACAGTTAACGGCTTTAAGCTTGGACTTACAAATAAAGCTCAATATGGATATGCTGTAAACGAGACTAGAGAGTTTATTGGCCTAACAGATAAAGAAGTAGACATATTAGTTAGGTCAATCGAGTTTGATTTACGGAGAAAATTAAGATGAGCCAAGGCATCTTTGAAGCGCTTGAATACTTAGAGAACCAAGTTGAGGGAATCACTCCCAAGACTGACTCCCATCATGGCTTTGTGGCAACCAATAGAGGAACAGGACACACCATACCACTTGAAGAGAGAGCCAACTCAACTCGCTACTTTGAAATGAGAATTGATGGCCTTGCTCAAGATGATGGTCAAGCGGGTCTTAGTGGTCGCAAGCGCTCAAGAGTGCTTTGTCGTGTACGCTATGACATTCCCCAAGATGATGGCTTCTTACTTCGCTTGATGAATGAAGACTGTTCTGCTCTCATCAACACTTTAAAAGGTCCTCAATATAATCTCGCTACAACAGGAATTGTCAGCTTGATTCCACTTGAGGCAACCATCGAAACAATATTAGACCAACAGGGTGAGAGACTAGCCTTTATTCTCTCACTCCCCTTTGATCTTCTTTATCTGGAGGCTTAATCATGGCTGTTACACACCGTTCTCTATCAATCGCTGTTGAGAGTTCTTTTGGTTCTCTCTCGCCTACCACTGGACTTCCAAGTTCTAGCGGTTTAACTTACACTTCTATTCCTTGCGAGCGTGATCCAATTGTGATCGCTGGTGAGCCTGTAGTCTCTGAGCGCAACGATGCAAGAGATGGATCTTACTTTGTACCAAGTGAACCCGACACAGTCTATTCTTCAGGAAGCCGAGTAAGAAGACGGACAGGACAAATTGTTTGTAGAGTGGACTTGACCACTATTGGAACAGTGGCGGACAATTACACCACCAACTATCTTGGCTTACTCCTTGGAGCAGGTCTTAAAACCAAGATTCCAAGCGTGATTACAGACAGTGTAACAGCTGTTGACGAGAACACATACACACCATCGAGCGCTCCTGCTATTGCTGACATTGGAACTTTGATAAGTACATCAATCGCAGGTCGTGCCGAGTATAGCGCAATTACTGACAATGATGGAGGAACAGGCAATGTTGTTTGTTCTCCTGCTTTCTCTGATGATGGCTATACAGCTATTAGAGGTCTACAAACTTGGTACACTCCAAGCCGAACCGAGACTGGTGACTTTGAAAGCTCAGTGGCCTTTATCATTGAGGGTGTCAACTTTAAGACCTTGGCCTTTGGTTGCGTGCTTGAGTCAATGAATATCACCCTGGACAATGGACGCTTAATGGCTGAATTAACCTATCAATCAGCATACATCACCGATGATCATGCAAGCGCAACAGGTCCAGTAGAGCCAAGTTACAACAGCGGATCAGCTCCTTTATTCCGAGGTGCTTATGTTGTAGTGAGTGATGCTTCTCCATCAAGCTTGACCAATGCCACAAGTGCAGACTCTCTCGGTCGAATCGCTCTCGACTGTGAGGACTTCAGCTTGACTTATACTAACACTCTCACACCGCTCGGACACTCAAACAGTATTTTAGCCATGAGTGGAATGGAGATAAGTGATGTAGCGGTGGAGCTATCTCTCACCATCTCAACAGTAAACACAACCATCAAAGATGACTTTTTCAATCGTACTGTGAGACAAGTCCTAGTTGGAACAGGTCCACAAGGTGATGGTCAAGGTTGCGCTATCATGCTTCCTGCAGGAATGCTCACAAATGATCCGAATGTGTATGACATTAGTGGTAACGATATAGTAAGACAACAATTGACATATCAACAGAGTCGCTTTGCAGGAGACTTCGGGACTTCAGCTTATGAAGCCAATGCAGGCAACTCTCCATTTCGAATCGCTTTAGGAGTTTAATCATGGCTTTGCATTTTCTGACCAGTTCAAACGAGACTATTGACGTTGTAGTGACTTGTGATTCCTCAGTGGAAGCCAACGAAGACCAACGGAACGCTTATTTAAACAGTGGTTCTCTTGATGATCTCGGAACTGTTCAAGAAGATGCGACCAAATTCACTCTTAAAGCGCTCTCTCCATCGGAGCGAGAAGAGGCAGAAGTTAGAGCAGGTGCATATACTCGAAGCGAACTTGGTCGCTTGCTTTGGGTTGAAGCTCCCACCGATCCCAAAGCAAGAGCTGTTTGGCATCATGGCTTAACTGATGAAGAGCGAGAGGCTATGGCTGATTATAACGCTTATCTTCAACGTGTCTACATGGAGATGATCATCGGCAGTCTAACCCATATCAATGGCTATGAGGCCACCATGAGCATGGTCAATAACATTAGGCCCGAATCAAACCGAGTCCAAACCATTAGTGAGTTGGTTATGCATATCCAACGGATTAGCCTACTTGGTATTGAGGGAAAATCGCTTTAGCCTCTAGTGTATGGCTCAACCACTCTAGGGGCAGAGCTTGGTCTTGTGAACAATGCCAAGCCAAAAAAGGACTAAGGAAGCTTCGGGGGAATTGTGGTGGACCTTTCCAACAAGGACTCCCACAAGCTCAAAAAGATGAGCTTGGTCTTTTCTTGCCTGGTTATCGAGTAGCTCCAGACTGTGGTCAAAACTATAGTGAGCTTAAGATTCGCTCCTGTCCTGTTGCGTCTTCCAATCGGCTAGCTTCAATTATTCAAGCCTATCACAGACATAGAGCAGGCTTAGCCAAAATTACTCATACATATCCACATCCAACTTGTGCCTTACTTGAAGCGGTTGATGTGTTACACTCTAACACAGAAGAGGCACAATTAAGAATCCAAGAACGTGCATTGAAAGAGTCTCATAATGGCAACTAATAGAAGAATAGAGATAGATGTTGTACTTAACACTGAGCAAGTGGACCAGGGTTTTCAAGAAATTGAGCAAGGTAGCCAAGAAGTAACTAAAGGAGTAGGGAATCTTGGAGAAAGCTTTACAGGCTTAACAAGTTCGATTAGCGGTATGGGAGACACAGCTACCCAAAGACTTGGAGCAGTCGGAGAAAGTACGCTTGGAGTGGTTAGTTCAGTCACTGCTTTAGGAGAGAGTGCACAAGCCACAGGGATGAGTTTCTCTGCAATGTTAGGACCAATTAGTTTATTAGCGGTCGCTGTTATTGGAGTGGCTAAAGCCTGGAGAGATTACCAAGATGAGATTAATGGTGTAAATATCAGACATGATGCTTATATCGCTAGTGTTAGCGAGTTAACAAGCGCTTTAGAAGAATTAGCAACTTATCAAGTCCGATTGAATAAGGCAGAAGTGGAGAATCTTCAGAATCTATCGATGAAAGCTAAGCTTGACATTGAATCAGCCCAAGAAATCAGAGAAAGAAACGCTCTACTTGATAAGCAAATCTTTAGACTTGATATTGATATAAAAAAGGCAAAAGAAAGAATTAAAGTTAGTAAAGAATTAATTGAGCGACGTGGCCGAGATAATGATTTATTAATGGGCATCAACTCCGCTTCAGCAGAGCTAGAAAGATCTCAGGCAGAAATTGCAAGCAAAGAAGCGAAACGTATAAAGCTAAAAACAAGTTTAAATGTAAAAGAAGAAAAAGCAATTGAACTAGGGCGAACAGGTGCAGAGAACTTCGCTAAGTTTGAAGCTGAAAAAGAAAGACTTCTACAAAGATCCCCAAAGATAAGAGGGCAAATTCTAGCAGTAGAATCCAAACTTTTAGAAGATGCAGAATTAAACAAGCTTAAGATTAGAGAGCAAACAGAAAGCACATTAACCACCATAGCAATTATTGAATCTAATCGAAGAATAAGAGAGATTAGAGCACAAGAGACAATAAGCGCAGCTGTGAGAAGAAAAGCAGTTCTAGCAGAAGAACAACGTCTTCAAATTGAGCTTACAAAGATCGCTCAACAGCAAGAACTTAAACGTGAACAAGAGCGCGCTAAGCGTATGGCTTTAGCTTCCGCAAGACGAGCTAAAAGACTAGCTAAAGAGCGACAGTTTCAAGCAGAGTTAGCTCAAATCAGAGACTTAGAAATCAAGAATGAAGAAATACTTGGTGCTGATAAAATAACAATATTAGCGAAGCGATTTAAAGAAGAATTAAAGCTAGCGGGTGATAACAAAAATAAAAGGATTATCGCTGAAAAGAAGTATTTAAACGAAATAACAAAGCTACAAATCCAACAAAATGAACAGGAGCAAGCAAGGCAACAAGCCAAGCTAAAATCCGAGGAAGATGCAGAGAAGCAAAGGATAGAAAAATATAAAGCTTTCTTCTTTGAAACCGCCGAGTTCAACGTCAATCAAATTACAGATCAAACTACGAGAGAGCTAGCTTTACTTGAGTTACGTTATGATAAAGAGATCAGCTTAAATCAGCATACTCAAGCCGAGATCACAGAGATCCAAAGAAGAGAAGCTATTGAAAGACAGAAGATTCAAAAGCAATCCATAGACGCTCAAATCCAACAGGTTGGAGAATTTGCCAACCAATATGGAGCAGGGTTAGCGGAGGCCGCTTATGCTTCTCTTTTGTTTGGTGAAAGCTTTAAGGAATCTGTTGGAAATATATTGATCTCACTTGGTCAACAAGCAGCAGTTCAAAGTTTAATGGAGACTGCCAAAGGAACAGCAGCTCTAATCCTAAATCCAGCAAGCGCTTCGAATCACTTTTTAGCGGCAGGTCTATTCGCTGGAGCGGCGGCCTCCGCCGGTATAGCAGGGAAAGCGATGGGAGGAGGTGGAGGTGGAGCTGTGGCCACAGCTTCCACAGGTGCAGTCTCTCCAACAGGCACACCACAAACAGCGACCACACCAGAGAGAGAGCAAGCTGAAACATCAAGCATGGTGTTTAACATCAACTTTGGTGGAGCTGTGATCTATGACACTAAGAAATCTGCCGAGCAAGCTTTGGCAGATCGAATCACAAACATACAGAACACTCGAAGACGTGGAGCACCAAGAAGAGGAGCTATGTAATGCCTTTAAATAATCCTGCACCCAACTTCGGACTATTAACTTCCTTTGATATGACTGGACAAAGTGGAACTACTGTCTTTACTCGGTCAGGTGGAAATGATGTAGATCTTCCAACTTTCACAGGTGACCAAGGCTACTATGAAGATGTTCTATTCTTCTTGAATGGCCGTGGAGTAGATGCAAGCTTCAAAGCTGATTATCAACTAGGGCTTGCAACTTTTGGCGCTTCTTGGTCCATGACTATCAATGAAAATGACAAGGTGACCATTCAAGCCAATGCACAATTCAAAGTTACATCAACAGGAAGTAGTGATCCTTTCGGCTTTGGAGGTACTACTCTTGTTTCTAGCCTGGTGGGTTCTGTTTATGTCTTAAGCGCTCCTAATGATTGGACTAGAGGACTAATTGATCTTGATGATGTCACCTATCGAATCGACGAATCTGGAGGCTCTAATACTTTCAACATTCCAAGCATCAAGAGCGATGTTCAAGATGTGACTTGCTTTATTCGTGGATATGATGAAAGCGATGCTGACAGCTTCGGACTTAGCTCACTTCAAGCGCTCGATAATACTGCCCAAAGTTCAACGGACATCACTTGGGCTTTGACCGATGATGGACATACTCAATGTCACTATAGAACAAGTTTAGGAGATATAAGTTGGAGCAATACGACAATAAGAAATCTCTTAGGATTCACAGGGGAAGAGTCACCTATAGCAGATGGTACTCATTCTCGTCTAACATCAACTTACAAGAGTCATGGGGTTTTACTTCCCTCAAGACCATATCAAGGACACCACTTATCAGTTCAAAACATGAGCCAAAGCCGAAGAAAGATAGGAGGCGGTTATGTTTCCAACTTTATCGGGTCTTATGTCACTTCTGTTCTAAGGTTCGATCTTGATGCTCTACTGGACCAAGTTGATGATTATAGACACTTTACAAATAACTTCCTCCACTTAGTGAGCAGTGGAGAGCGAATCAACTTCTATCAATCGTGGGGAGACTCCAGGAGAGCGCTTATTACAAGCCAAGTGCACTCAAGCCAACCAAGCTATGATCTCCTTTATACCTCAGAAGATAATGGAGCATTTGGCAGAGTGAGAGGAAGCTTAACCACTGCTGACTTTGACTTGGCTTATCCAACTAGACTCAAGAGAAGAGTTCCTGTTAATATGGAGATTGAACACCTATGAGCAATTCTTATTCATCACCGCCAACATTGGTCGATCCTAGCCGAGTGACAGCAGGCTTGACACTAAGGACCACCGAGATTTCTAAACTTGGAGAGCTTCAGAATTATTCTTTTGCTCATGGTGGTTGTGTTGATGTAGTGGCTCAAGCTTGGGGAAATTCAGTTTTTAGAGTTGATGCTACTGTGAAAACTGTTGTGTGTGAGTGGTATATCCCAAGACCAAGCGACCATCACAACGTCTTTAAGTTCAGAATTGCTTGTCATCGCTCGGCAACAGGAAGCAAGGTAGGCGGAGCTATATCATTTCCCTTATCAGGAAACAGCTATAGTTCAGACGTAGTAATAACAGATACTAATCGATATGGTACAGTTTTTGAAGAAGTGACCATCTCAGTGACAGCTTCTGAAGATGAGCTTTTTTGTAAGTTGTCATTATTTACAGATATAACAAGTGGTTATGTAGAGATAGCGAATATAAATGGAAATTGGGTAGATATACTTAGTCCTCTAGATCCTGGAGTCCATCAACAAGGAAGCGATATATTTACACCACAGGGAATCAATAGACTTGGAGCGGATCGACCTTTGAGCGCTCGCTTTGGTGTGGAAACTTTAGAAAACATAACCACATTAAGAAAAAGAGGTAGGACGCTTCTTAATTGGTCGGGTGCATTCTCTTTTGTGTCGGGAAATACTAGTCCTCCCAAGGGGCTTGGAACTTTCGATCTTGACTTGATGTATTCAATTGTTTCGCTCTTTGGGGGTATGAACCAGATTCAAGATCTTGATGTCGATGTGTTCATTAACGTCGAGAACTATTCAAGCGGAACTTTTGAAGTTGAAATCTTTGGCTATAGGTTAGCAATCGTTCAAAATGGTTGGAATAGCTATGGTCTAAGTTTACGACTTAGTGAGCTTGAGAAATATAGCCGAGACTTCAGGCTCTCCATGTATCAAGTCGGATTGATGCCAACATCTAGAAATCAAGCGATCTTGCTTGGTGATAATAATCGAATCACTAGTAATCCTGTTTATATCAAGGGCTTGTCAATCATAGGAGTTTAGCGTGTTAATACCTACAGGATTTAAAAGACTACCGAGTGACCAAGGTTGCTATAATAATCAAGTTCTTTTTGGTGGAACAGTTAGCCAAATGGCAAGCGCTTTAGCTCAATTAACTCACTGTAAGTTTTTAGCTCAAGCACACTATAACATTGGCCAACCAACATTCACAAACATTGGAGGCCGGCAAGGCTCAAGCACACTCTATAAGAATGTGACTTCATATAATCTCCTATTCCAAACAACTCCTATTACCTCCCACTTGGCTTTGATTGTCCAGTGTAGATCTTGGGGTGATCCAAATCAAAGTTGCTTCTTTGATGTAGAGTTGAGGAATACAACAAGCAACAGCTATTCAGGAACTGTCCTAGATGTTGGGATAAGATTCCAACAAGGATCGGATCTAACTGGTGGAGACTTTGAAACAATAACAGCTTTCACAGGAACGGAATTAATTGACGCTCCAACCAACACGACTCCAGACTTCCCAAGGCCCTTGTTTGTGCCAAGTGCGAATCGTGGTCAGCTGTTAAACTTGCGATTTGACTTTAATTATGTCGAAGCATTTACTATTCATATATATGACCTGTTGATTCCAGAGGTGACTCCATGACAATAACGAGAGAACATGGTCGCAGAATCTTTGCTCTTCAAGTTAGTGGACTAGAGTACCGATACCACAGCACCACACCACCAAGTTCAACGAGCTTAGATGCTAACATAACAACAAGCATCGCTTATATTGATCAAGAGGGGATCTCAACAGTTGGAGCTTTTAGCGCTTCAGTTGATCCTAGTGGTGGTATTGGTCAATACTCTCCAATCTCAATCACTCTCCAAATAGATCGAAAAGGTGGAAGTGGAGATCCAGGAGTGATCTTTGGGAGGTGTGGCGCTCGGAGTGCTTCTAAGAGAGCACAGCTAACCGAGGACATTGACAGAGCAGACACTACTATCAAAGTAGGTCTTGATTTAACAGGCCTATCTTATCCAAGGCTTTTCCACATTGGATCGGAAACAGTAAGAGCAAGTAGCGCCACAACTTCAACCATTACAGTAACAAGAGCACAGGGAAACACTACACCACAGTTTCATCGAGTAGATCTTGAGGGTTCATTTGTTCCCGAGATCACAACTGAGATCACCACCTTTCGAGGTAGGCGAGCAAAATTATTCATGGCTCATCAATACCCCGATGGAGTTGTGAGTGATTATGTGGAAGTGATAAACGGATTTATTGAGCAAAGTCCGATCATTGAAGCAGGTGACTCCATTTCTTTGTCTATCGTTCCATTAACTGCTCTACTTGATACCGAGTTAGCTGACAAGATTAGTCAGACTAGACTCCTACAAGGCTTCCACTATTTCGATGGTGAATATGGAAGCTCTATAGAGTACGCTCTTGGATTGAGTTATGACTCCGAGCACCAAAGTCCTACACTTATTCCAGATACTAGCTCAACTATAACAGCAAATACATTCAACACTTTTATAAATTCCAATTACAGGACAGCGGATTATTTGGATGACTTTGATCCATCATTGCCAAGTGGACCGGATAGAGATCAATACATAGGAAGCCATCCACGCTATCCAAAACTTAAGAACTTCTTCCAAGCTCCTTTTGCAAATGAGGGAGTGTTTCCAACTAATCTCACTTATTCCTCATCACTTCCGGGTTATACAGTCAACGCAGATGACTCTCCAAGTGTAGCTTTGACAGCTTCAGAAATTAGCAACACAGGCTTTTTTAACATCACAATTAATCGGTATGAATTGAAGCAACATGAGCTTGGAGATGCTGAGGTTAAGCGATGGCCTAACGTGATTAATGATGTTTTGGCAAGTGATGGACCAAGCACAACTCAAGGCTTCAGTGGTGGCTTTGCTCAATGGCGCTTGAATGCTGATAATGTGATTCGAGCAAGCAAGCTCAGTAACTCACCGTTTAAGGGTAAGGTAGTCTTGTGGAATGGCTACAATGGTTTTATTAAGTTCAAAGAGCATATTGAGAATGAGTTCGGAACAGCTTCACCGAGGCTATACACCAACAACGGAACAAGCTTAAACTTTCCTCCAGGTATTGGTCTTTATTATCCTTTGGACATTGGGGAGCAAGAAGATCCATTCTATCCCGACCAAGGTGACAAGTTTATAGAGGTCACAGCTTCAACCGAATCGAGGACAGGCTTTTTTAATCTTCGTGATATGGCTAAAGCATATTACCAAAACTATGAGTCTAAGATCTTGGTTGAGGATTCGCTTGGTTTGCCTACTTCGGCAACAGCTGGAGAAGTTTATGACATCATAGTTCTATACTATGACCGACAGAGCGAAAGCACTAAGAGACAAACTTTTCAAGTCACTCATGAAACCTCCGCAAGCTTTGGAGGATCATCAATAGGTAGACTCCTTCATATAGCCGATTCCAACAGCTTCTCCAATAATGTGAGCTTTGCAGATTGGCAAGACTCGGAAAGAGTCCTGATTTTTAGAGGGAGCCAAGTCATTGAAGACAATGCAGGCCAAATCATGCTCAAGCTCTTAGAGAGTGGTGGTGGTGATGAGATCAATGGAGACTATGACCTTTTAGGACTTGGCTTGAATATATCAAGTAGCGATATAGATGAGGGTAGCTTCCTCGCTGTTGGCGCTTCCTGTCCTTTTGTCTTCACTGATCAATTCGCAGGTGATGGATCGAGCTTGAGAGAGATCTTTAATAGCTTGCTTAAACTCATGGGAGCTTGTCTTGTCATGAAGCGAGATGCCTCCACAGGTCGAAGCCGTTTGAGCCTCCAAGCTTTAGGTGCTGAGCGCTCAGCTGACTCTTCATTGACCATCGAGGCAAGTGATTGGTTGAGTGATCCTCCTCCACACTGGGATATTTATGAAGACATAGTCACACAAATAAAATATGAGTTCGATTACTCGGCAGAAGAGGACAGCT